GCAGAAGAAAGACTTTATCTGCCTGATCGGTGGCTATTCACAGAAGCCTATTGCAGATGCTTACCCAGAACATATGAGTGTCGAGTTCGGTGTGGGCTACGGTGGAGTATTTAGCAAATATAAAGTATTTGAGTCCTACGCTTGGATGCACAGCATCTATGCAATGTATAAGGACCCAACTCTTACAGATGGCAACTTCTACGATGCGGTAATTCCTGGTTACTTAGAGCCAGAGATGTTTCCACTGCAGGAGAAGAAGGAAGATTACTACCTCTACGTAGGTCGTATGGTAGATCGCAAGGGCATCATTATTGCCCAGCACGTCTGCAAAGAACTCGGTCTTAAACTTATCTTAGCCGGTCCTGGTAAACCCAAAATTGAATATGGTGAATGGGTAGGACCAGTTAATGCAGAGCAACGAGCAAAGTTAATGGGTGGTGCTATTGCCCTATTTGCTCCAACGCTTTATATCGAACCTTTTGGAAATGTGGTAATTGAGGCGCAAGCCTGTGGAACTCCGACAATTACTACAGACTGGGGAGCCTTCACAGAGACTAACCCCAATGGAGTAACTGGATACCGTTGCAGAAATGCAATGGAGTTTGCAGTAGCAACAAACTGGGTTAAGGATTTAGACCCAGTAGCAATACATAAGAGGGCAGTAGCGTTGTATTCGCTAGATGCTATCGCACCACAATACGAGCAATACTTTGCACGACTGCTAACTCTATGGGGAGATGGCTGGTATGAAAGGAAATAATGCCAACACTAAATGAAATGATTGATGAGGTTCGCTCATCTCTAGCAGGGTATACCTTGCGTCAAGATAGAATTACATACCTCACAGCAGCAGTGAACACAACAGATCTGGCCTTGGGTATCGGTTCTTCTGCCAACCTTGCTAAAGGTATTATTGAGGTAGACGATGAACTCATCTGGGTTGATAATTTTAACCAGTCAACTAGCACACTTAATGCAGCTCCAGGCTTTGGTCGAGGCTATCAGGGAACTTCTCCTGCTCCTCACAGTCAATATGCACAGATCACTCTTGCTCCAACCTTTCCACGATTGATGATTAAGAAGGCTATCAACGATGTAATCAATAGCCTCTATCCTAAACTCTGGGCTGTTGCCTCAACTACCTTTACCTTTAATGCAAGCCAGACAACCTATCCGTTGCCTGATGATGCTGAATCAATCCTTTATATGTCTTGGCAGACCACAGGTTCAAGCCAAGAATGGCTACCTATCAATCGCTGGCGTTCAGATCCAATGGCAAACGTTGCAACATTTAACACACAAAATACAGTAAATATTTATGAGAACATCCAACCTGGTAGAACAGTACAGGTCTGGTATACAACTGAACCTACTACCTTAGATAGCAACACAGATGACTACGCTGATGTGACCGGACTTCCTGCATCTTCAGCGGAGGTAGCAATCCTTGGTGCTTCTTACAAGTTGCTTTCATACCTTGATGCTGGTCGTATCAACCTGAGTTCAGCAGAGGCTGATCTAAACGATACCAAGATTTCTAGCAGTGCAGGTGTGGCTTCATCTCGCTATATCTATGCTCTATACAAACAAAGACTTGATGAAGAAGCGCTTAAACTGCAAGACAAGTACCCTATCCGAATCCACTACACAAAGTAAGGCAGACCCGTGACCAGAGAATATTCATCCATTAGCGTTGAGACAACGCTTAATAGTGGTATCAATACTACCGCTACTACTATGACAGTTCCATCAGTTGCTGCTGCTACCGCTTTGCTTGGTGGCGTAACACTTGATCCTGGCAACGTAGATATCTTTACCGTTGCGATAGATCACGATACTGTTAACGAGGAAATCGTTTACGTAACAGGTGTATCTGGTGATACTTTCACAATCAGTCGAGGTCAAGCAGGAACAGGAACTGCTGGAGTATCTGGCATTACTCATAATGCTGGTGCTTCAATTAAACACGTACTTACATCAGATGACTTAATCTTCTTTCGTAGTGGCTCTTCACCGCTAGCATCATTAGGATTCAGTGGATCTACATCTGGAACTACTACAGTGCAGGCAACTGCAGTAGCTGGCACCAATACACTGACTTTGCCACCTACAAGCAATGATACCTTGGTAGGTAGGGCAACTACAGATACGCTGACTAACAAGACACTAACTACTCCAATCCTTAATTCGCCCAAAGTTTCATCTACTTACAACGCTAAGACTGCTGCATATACATTTGCATCTGGTGATGAAGGTCAGTTGTTCTCAATGAATAGTGCTACAACTGCTCAGTTTAACATTCCTACTGATGCCACATTTAACTTTGCAGTAGGCACAGAGATTAACGTGTTTTGGATTGCTGGTGCAGGTCAGCCAACTATTGGCGCAGTTACTCCAGGCACAACAACTGTTATTTCAACTGGTGCTACAAGTGCTACGCCTAAACTACGTCTGGTTAACTCTGGTGCAACTTGCAAGAAACTCTCTGCTAATAGTTGGATAGTGTTCGGAGACATCTCCTAATGCCAATGCTAGGGATTATGGCTTCAAGTGCGCCCAAATTAGTTATTACTGGTGGAACTCTTTATACATCGGGTGGATTTAACTATCGAGTTTTTACTTCTAGTGGATCGCTCGTAGTTACAGGTGGCACTCTTACTGCTGATATTTTGGTAATCGCTGGCGGCGGTGGGTCTAAACCTTATGGTGGCGGTGCAGGTGCTGGTGGTCTCTTGGCCTTTTCTAGCCAAAGTCTTACTTCTGCTACTTACACTTGCACAGTCGGTGCAGGTGGAGCAGCTACTTCTAATGGTAGCGATTCACAATTCGGCGCTTTAACCTTGGTAAAAGGTGGCGGCGTAGGTGGTGGGTCAGATGAAGATGGATCGACTGGTGGATCTGGCGGTGGTGGCGGAGAGTGGAGCGGTTCTGGTACTCCAGCATTAGCAGGCGGCGCTGCTACTTCAGGACAAGGTTTTGCAGGTGGAAATGGAACTAGATCAGGTGGTTCACCTGCTGGTGGCGGTGGCGGTGCAGGGCAGGTTGGAGGCAACGCTACGGCTTTAGGCGCAGCCTATGCAGGCCTTGGTGGAAATGGTGTAGACACTTATTCATCGTGGGGCGCTGCAACATCTACTGGTCAGAACATAAGTGGAACATATTGGTTTGCAGGCGGTGGTGGAGGTAGCGTGTTTAACACAGTTAACTTCCCTGGTACTGGCGGAAACGGCGGAGGCGCTGCTGGCGTAACTACGCAAAGTGTTACAACAGGAAATAATGGCACAACCAATACAGGCGGCGGTGCAGGCGGTGGTGGTAGCGTAAGCGGATCAACAGGTGGTTCTGGAATTATCATAGTGAGGTATGCAGTATGAGTCATTGGGCTGAACTAGACGATAATAATAAAGTCATACGCGTAGTCGTTGGAGACAACAACGATCTTGATGAAGGATACCAATGGTTGTTAGATAACCTTGGTGGTACTTGGATTAAGACTAGCTATAACGGAAATATCCGCAAGAACTATGCAGGTATTGGTTACTCATACGACTCAGATCGCGATGCTTTTATAGCACCAAAGCCTGATTGTCACCCAGATTTAGTAACCCTTGATGAGGAAACCTGTCGTTGGAATTGTTCTGATGCTTCGCACGTAATTATTATAGGAGAATAACAATGCCTTATGGTTCTGATATTACAGAGGGAATACCTTATGTACTCTCCAACCCTGCTGGAACTACTAATTATACTCAGACTGGAACATTCTACGATGTAGCCTTTTCAGGGCTACCGTTCTTTGTTGCTGCTTCTGAAGCACAACCTTATCGTCGAGTCACAGCGCAGTATCGTAAGCAACAGATTGACCAGACGCGTGAACCTGGTGAGCAGACGCTCACCGGCTGGTGGGTTAGATCTCAATCCTCGTTCCACTTAGGAGCGGGGATTAAGTATTTTGAGCCTATCCAAGAGGAGTCACTGCGCTTTCAGTACACAGAGTCTAAGGGTTTAGATGTCTGGACTAGAGGACAGGCTACTCTGCTCAACAGTACAGTCAAGGCTGAACCTGCAACAGCAACCAACCTATCCTTATTTGGTGCTAGAGATACCACTAATAACGTAGATGCGATTGTCTTTACTGAAGGACCTGATCTAAAGAAACTCACTATGAGTGGTGATACACCTACCGTTACCACCTATACCTTAGTAGCATCCCCGCATACGCTTGATTTTAAGTCTCTCACCTCTGATGGTACTCGGTACTTTGCAGCAGATAATGCTCGTATCCATAGAGGTAATATCTTTGGTACTACATCTGATGGTCATCTCTATAATCTTAACGGTCCAGTAACTACAGCAGTACTGCGATATGCAAAGCAGCGTTTGCTAGCTGCAGTTGATAGGGATATCTACGAATTAAATTCAAATAATACAACCACTGCAGGCGGTCACGCTTTACCTGGTGAACTCTATAGACATCCAAATCCATCGTGGATATGGACAACCATATCTGAAGGACCTGCTGCTTTCTATGTTGGTGGCTATGCTGGATCTCAGTCATCTCTCTACAAGATTACATTAGATACTACTAATACTAACACTCTTGGATTCCCAGAACTTAATGCACCAACAGTAGTTGTTGACCTACCAGAAGGTGAAGTACTCAATGCCTTCGATGTCTACCTTGGTACCTTTGGAGTTCTTTGCACCAGTAAGGGTGTAAGAGTTGCAGTGATATCTGCCGATGGTGATGTTAGTTATGGACCATTGCTACTAGAGACAGAGTGCAAGAGCGTAACCTTTAAGGATAGATTTGCCTATGTAACAACTTTGCAAGGTACTGAGTCAGGTCTAATCCGTATTGATTTATCACAGCCAGTAGTTCCTAACAGTCTTATCTTTGGTTATGCTTGGGACGTTTATGCAAGTGGTGATACTGCTAACCCAGTATCTACAGACTTCCTTGGTAGTACCGATAGAGTCGTCTTCGGTGTACCAGGTAGTGGAATATGGATTGAATCTGAAAGCACTCTAGTATCAACAGGCTATCTACGTACCGGTTATATCCGATACAACACACTTGAGACTAAGATCTATAAACTGCTACAAGCTCGTATCAATACGACTAACGGTGGTATCGCTATCAGTTCCATTGACTCAGTAGATAACGAATTTAATATTGGTACATTTGCACAGGGTACGGTTGTCCCTGAGATCAGTGTGAACTATCCAACTACTGCACAAGAGTATCTAGGATTTAAGTTTACCTTTACTCGATCAGCAACTGATACTACCTAGGGACCACTCTTTACTGGCTACCAACTCAAGTCGCTACCAGCAGTTCCCCGTCAGCGCCTGATCCAATACCCAGTATTCTGCTATGACCACGAGAGCGATAAGTTCAGCAACGAAGTAGGCTATGAAGGATCTGCCTATGATCGCTTATCTCAACTAGAAGCCATTGAAAATGTTGGCGACACCATCCGTGTTCAAGACTTTAGAACCAACGAAGAATATCTTGGCATCATCGAAGAGATGGACTTTATCAACAAAACCCCAGAGGATAAAAGGTTCTCTGGATTTGGCGGCACACTTCTAGTAACGATTCGGACAATCTAATGCAGGCACAGGATTACGCAACGGTAGCGGTAGCTGTATGTACCATCATCGGTGGCTTTGCTGCTGCAGTACGATGGTTAGTCAAGCACTACCTCAACGAACTCAAGCCTAACTCTGGCAGTTCACTCAAGGACTCAGTCATCCGTTTAGAAGAGAAGGTAGAGATCCTCTACCAGATCCTGATACAGAAGAAGGAACTATGATCCCATTAGCAAAGAAGGCTACACCTGCTGCTATCGCAGTGCTA